GTCACTAATGCAGCTAAAACCGCTTATGAGTGGGCTATTGAAAATGGTATCGCTAAAGAACAAGCAAGAGCAGTATTGCCTGAAGGTATGACTGTATCTCGTATGTACATGAATGGTACCCTTAGATCATGGGCTCATTTTATTAGCTTACGATCAGGAAATGGAACACAAAAAGAATGCATGGAAGTAGCAAAAGCGTCCGCAAAGGCATTAGAACCAATATTTCCAATGATAGTGGACTTCGTAAAGTAACATATACTCAAAGGGACTGGGATCGAACTGTCGGTTGGGGCTCAGTCCCTGAGAAATATAAATTGAAAAAAAGTGAAAAAAAGTGAAAAAAGTCCTTTACATTTCAGTGAAACTGTGATAGAATATATCTATCAAATGGAAAATTAAATGTTTTCCGATTGAAATGGAAGGAGACTAATATGACTGTAAACAACTCTAAATCAATGTTGGCTAAACTATTGGCCAAAGAGAACATTACTATAGTTCACGGTAACTATAGGACTGCTTTCTTTGATGTTGAAAGACGTACCTTAGGTTTACCATTGTGGGATAACCTTGAGGATGTATATGACCTGTTGGTCGGACATGAAGTAGGTCACGCTCTTGAAACACCACCTGAAGGCTGGCATGACGCTGCTGTAGAAATACCTGGCTGTCCTCGTAGCTACATCAACGTTGTGGAAGATGTTCGTATTGAAAAGTTGATTCAACGTCGCTATCCTGGTTTGGTATCATGCTTTAAGCGTGGTTACCAAAAGCTATATGATGATGACTTCTTTGGTGTTAGTGAAATACCAGAGTTAACTTCTGATTATGTAAACTTGATTGATAGGATTAATCTAAAAGCTAAACTACGTGAACTAATCAATGTTGAGTTTCTTGACAGTGAAAGGGATCTAGTTAATGAAGTCTTCGCAGTGGAAACTTGGGAAGATGTGCTTGAGGCTTGCAGAAAGCTTTATGCATATGCGTTAGAAAATCAAACAAAGTCTCCTTCCATACCTAATAATAGCAATGAGGAACAAGATGGAAATATGGACCCGACTGCTGAGACATCTGAGACTAGCTCTGATAAACCTAGAAGCATGGATGATAATGACGAAGGTGAAGCGAAAAGTCAGAAAAGCGCAAGCAGCTCGAATGAAGAAAATGAAGAACAAGATGAAGTAGAAGGAAAAGGTTCTGAAGGTGGTCGTGATTACGATGAAACACAGTCACAAACCGATAAAGCTTTTCGTGATAATGAACATAAGCTTTTGTCACAAGATCAAGATGGCAAAGTAACTGATGTGTGCAATGGTCTTACTAGACAACAAGTAATGGAATCACTTATTGATTATACTGAAGTTGAAAAATCTAGAGATGTAATTGATGATCACTGTACTTATGAGTATAATAGAAAAAACATTGATCAAGCATTTAACGACTTTATGCATGAAAACAAGAAAATTGTTCAGATCATGGCTAAAGAATTTGAAATGCGTAAAGCAGCTTGGAGATCTACAAGAGCACAAACTGCTCGTTCAGGATCTTTAGATGTTAATAAGCTATATGCATACAAATACACTGACGACATTTTTAAGCGTATGACCAATCTTCCTGATGCTAAAAACCACGGCATGTTTATGATGGTTGACTACTCAGGTTCTATGGCTGAGACACTTGGATCTGTAATTAAGCAAATCATAGTGCTTTCAATGTTTTGCCGTAAGGTTAATATTCCATATGAAATTATCGGGTTTACGACAAGACGTAGTCATGATTCTTGCATTAAAGATATTCCATACGGTAGTGTAGATCATAGTGATGTTAAGCTTTTATCTCTTGCTTCTTCTTCTTTGAAAAAGCCTGATGAAGATAAATGTATTCGCCAGTTATTCAATAATGCTTTTAGATTAGAGCATAGGATCTATCCTTATCAATCAAAAGTAGAAGAGTTTGGAGGTACACCACTTGATGAAGCTCTTATGGCTGTGCCATATCTAATTAGCGATTTTACTAAAAAGTATAATATCCAAAAGACTAACTTTGTTCTTTTAACTGACGGTGCTGGTAGTAGAATTACTGTAAAGCGTCATGAAAAAGAAATTGAAGTAGATTCTTATAATCGTGCTGGATATGCTATTAATGTTGCAGGTAATATTGTTAAAACTAATAAGAAAGATACTCTTACAACATCTTTACTACAAAACCTTAAAAAGCATTATTGTTCTTCAATCACAGGTTACTTCTTAGCTAATGCTAGACATGACTTTAACTACGCTATATCAAGAGCAGACAATATGATCTCATGGGATGAAACTAATGTTGCTCGTAGAACATTCATGAAGCAAAAGTTTTATGCAATGGATAAGGTGTTGGGCTATGATCGTTACTTTATACTACGTAATGATCGTAAGTCATTGGATACTACAACTGAAGATTTTGAAGTACGTGATAATGCTAAGAAAGGTGAAATAGCTAGAGCATTTAAGAAGTTTGCTAACTCAAAGAAAGCTAATAGAACACTAGCAGTTAAGTTCGCGGAGACGGTCGCATAGCTCAGCTGGATAGAGCGCTGGTCTACGAAACCAGAAGTCGGGAGTTCGAATCTCTCTGCGACCACCAAAAATAAAATGAAAGAAAGTGAAAATAATCCTTTACATTTGCTGAAAAGTATGATATAATATACTTATTAAAATGGAAAATTGATGGAGACTATATTATGAAAAAAGAACTTACATTCTCACAAAGAGCTTTGCTCGAAAAGGTTGCTGCAACTTACCCATCACGGGTAGAGTTTCGTAAACCTGAACTTAAGATCATTGCTGATCAAATGAGTATTGCACATAAAGACGTAGACAAGATTTTTGATCTTGGTTCTAAAGTTCGTTATGGTGTATACAATTTGCAAGCACAGATCTTACCTTTTCAAAATAAACCTACTATTCAGGAGAAGCCTCAAGTGCCAACTAACGTTCAATCAGTTATGAACGATGAGATCTTCATTCCAAGTGTAGATAAGTATTTTGTACAATGGGGTCATTTTAGCGATGTTAAAGCTATCATTGCCTCTAATTCTTTCTATCCAACTTACGTTACTGGTCTTTCAGGTAATGGTAAAACAATGATGATTGAGCAAGCTTGCGCTAAAGCAAATAAGCACTACATCAGAGTTCAAATTACTCCTGAAACTGATGAAGACGATTTGATTGGTGGATTCCGTTTAGTTAATGGTGAAACTGTTTTTGCTGAAGGCCCAGTTATTAAAGCTATGAAACAAGGTGCACTACTTCTTATTGACGAACTCGATCGTGGTTCAAATAAGATTATGTGTCTTCAAGGTGTTCTTGAAGGTAAGCCTGTTCTTATTAAAAAGACAGGTGAAATTGTAACACCTGCCGAAGGTTTTAATGTTATGGCTACAGCAAACACTAAAGGTAAAGGATCAGAAGATGGTAGGTTCATTGCAGCCAATATCATTGATGAAGCTTTCCTTGAAAGGTTTACTATTACAATGGAGCAACCATATCCTTCTACTGGTACTGAAAAGCGTATCATTGTTAAGCACATGGAAAAGTTTAATAAGAAGGATGCAGAATTTGCAGAGTTACTTACTGTTTGGTCTGAAACCATTCGTAAAACTTTTGAAGACGGTGGTGTAGATGACTTAGTCTCTACAAGACGTCTTTGCCATATTGTTCAAACATATTCGATCTTTGGTGATCGTAATAAAGCTATTGAACTATGTGTTAATAGATTTGATCAAGATACTAAAGAAGCTTTCATTGATCTATACCAAAAGGTAGATGGTACAGCTAATGTTGGCGAACCAGATCTAACAGATATACGTGCACAACATGATGCACTTAACGAAATAATTGAAGAGGTATCAACATAATGGTAGAATACAAATTTAACGAAGGCACTCTTATCAAAGAACTTAAAGAGTATATTGATGGTACTTATAATGGTCACTATTCAAAAAACAAGTTTCAGTCAACTGAATTCATTATTGACTGTGGCCATGGAATGGGTTTCGCTTTAGGTAATGTACTAAAGTATGCTCAAAGGTATGGTAAGAAAGATGGTGCAAACCGTAAAGACATTATGAAGATCTTGCACTATGCACTTATTGCGTTACATCAGCATGACGAAGATACGAAAGAAGATGGTTTTGAAAAAGGTCAAGCTGAATGCACTTTTGGGGTTTACAATTCGCCTCAAATGGTATATAATACTAATTACAATATGAAAATCAATGGAGATACTAAATAATGAAACTATCTAATGAAACCCGTGATGTGTTGAAAAACTTTGCATCAATCAATTCAAATATCGTATTTAACGGTGGAAATGAAATTAAGACTATGAGCGAGGCAAAGAACATTATGTCTACCGCTACTGTAGCTGAAACTTTCCCCGACAACCTATTAGGTATCTATGACCTAAACGAGTTCCTCGGAGTCATGAGCATGTTTGATGACCCTGAGTTGCAGTTCTCAGCTGATTATAATTCTGTCAAAATTGTACAGGATCGAAAATCAGTTAATTACTACTTCTCAGATCCTTCCATTTTAACATCTCCATCAAAGGTCATTACTATGCCTGACCCCGAGGTTACACTTACGCTGACTGCCGATAATATTGCCCAAATGCGAAAGGCAGCTTCAGCTCTTGGAGTTAGTGATGTCGTTGTTACCGCGAATCCAGGTGATGCACATATCACAATTCGAGTAACTGATGTAGAAGATGCTACAGCCAATAACTTTGAGCTGTCTGTTGATGGACCACAAACAAGTGTTCCATATCGGTTTATCTTTAACATTGCTAACTTCAAAATTATTCAAGGCGACTATAATGTTAAAATCTCGTCTAAACTAATTTCTAGTTGGACTAACA